AATTCACTACCGCCTCAACCGACCAAACATGTTCAACCCGGGGGTAAGCCATGCGATCCCGGAAGCGATAACTGGTACCCCCGATGGTGATATCCCCGGCAGGAATGTTAGCTTCGATGAGCTCACCATCTCGGTAGAGATTGTACTCATCTGCGGCAGTGGCTCGTTGGAACTCGATGTCGACCCAAGGCCAGGGGGTAGCCTGAGTAGCTACCACATTGGTTACCCCGGTAACACCCACCACCGAGTTGAAAGTGAAGTCTCGAATTACTTCGGTGTAGATCTTGGCAGTACCGTTCTTCTCTCGGTTCTCCGTATCCCACACCCAGAGGGTGAGGCGGTAGAGCTCCCCGTGAGTCTTCAACACCCTCGGCGGCAAAGTAATCTCACCCGTGTCAGGGGTGGAGATTTTGCCACTGTCCCAGATGTACTCGCCCGGGGTAGCTGTCTTGGAGATAAGGATCTGGTATGCGCTCTGTACCCCGTTGACCGTCCAGAGGATGGGCGGGGTAGCATCGGTGACGAAGTTATTGGGGGCGGGACCCGGGCTATCCAAAGTAACCAAAGTCTCAGAGACATAGCGGAAGCTAGCAGGCTCGGACCAGTCAGACCAAAGTCCTGCCCCATCCTGAACTCTTACCGTCCACCAAGTCTGAACATTGTGAGCTAGTACAGGGGCCCCAGCCACCAGTGAAAGGTCAAGCTCAGGCTCACTGACGTATTGGGTTCCGCTGTTCCAGGTCGGAGTGGTGAAACCTGCTTCTTCAGTCCATCCAGTGTTACTGCCCTTGAACATGATCTGACAGGCGTTGATCGTAGTCTCACCAGAGCGATCGTCGAAGTCAAACTGCATATGAGGCTGGTTTACCTTGACCGCCCTGTTACCCGAAGGGTTCACCTCATCCGGGGCTTCAGGTTGATCCCCCCAGGCAATTTCTACCTCAGGCCGAAACTCAGAGTTAGCCTGGGCACTGTAGAAGGAAACTACCTTCTGAGAGTTAGTGGTGAGCTCAAGGCCGAACCAGACCCCAGTATTCGAAACCGTGCCCATGATGGCCTCGATATCGAACTCCCACACCGAGTCAGCGGGTGCGTCGACCTTGGTGACGGTGACTGAGTCAACGCCAGTAACATCGGGCTTTCTGTTCCAGTTGACCCGAGAAGCTGACCACTTGGAAGTAACCCTCTTCACTGTAACAGATACTGACCCGGTGAGGTTTTCGCTGTTCTGGATACGGAACTTACCATCGAAGAGGTTGGTACCTAGAGGGAAAGGTACGCTAAAGAAGAAGTACGAACGATGTTGGTTACCATCGCCCCCCGAGGAAACCCGAAGTCGAGAGGTAGCGGACTTGTTCTGCCTAGGCCGCTTAGAAGTAACCCAGGCATCAGTGATGTTCTTAATCGGCTCGGGCATCAGAAGTTCATCCTATCCGTACTGTCGTCGTAGTCAGAAGAACCCTCGACTACCTCCTCGGCAACCCCTCGGATGAATGCCCGTCCGTTCGGGGTCAGATCGAGTTCGCCCGAAACCAGTCGATCCCGCTTCGGCCCCCGATCATTCGGTGCATCATTGCGTCGAGGAAGGCCCGAGGAAGCAGCTGCAAGCGTCCGTGCGCGATTTTGGTTCTTCGCCTGCATCGATGCGAGTCGCTTATACTGATCGGCGCCTGAGGCAGCATCCCCGCCGATTGAGAACTGGGTTGAAGCGAGCTTCCTACTGATTCTCTGCACGTTCATGGTCTTTTTGCCGAGCTTCTTAACCTCTTCATCCATGACCTTAGTCATCTGGAACATCTGCTTCTCAATGATGGAGGGGGAGTTAATATCCAGACCATCCTTGAAGCCCTCCCACATACCCTTAGCAAAGTCCCGAACTGAGTTGAACGCGTCAGTGATCTTACCCTTGATCGCAGCCACGATATTACTGAAGATACCCCCCACCAGGCCGGGCAGACCAACGATAGCAGTGTAAAGGTTGTTGCTCAGGTCCGAACCAAAGTTGCGGGCCATGCTGGGAAGCTTACTCAAGAAATTACGAGCTCGGTTAACCAAGTCCATGAAGATATTAGCTACCGTGCTAGGCAGGTTTTGAACAGCATCGACTAGGCCTGAGGCAGCGCTAGCCGCCATAGAGGGGATTCTACGTACGAACCCCATGAAACTAGCAATGGCTCCACTTACCAGGCGGGCAAAGAGGCGAACTACTCGACCTGGCAGCGACGCAAGAGCACCCAAGACCCGACCGACAACCTGCTGAGCCAACTGGAACATCCTCGGAACCCACTTGATCATGAGACCAAGAACTCGGCCGATCATGAATCCGATGAGGTACCCGATCCGACCTGGAAGCTTCTGGAAGAAGAGGATCACCCGGCTTACCATGCTGCTCACGATGGATATTGCTCGAGTGCCAAGAGAGGTAAAAAGTCGAGCAGCTGTCGACACGAGTGTGGAAATGATGCCCGAGATTCGAGTGGGAAGTTGCTGGAAGAATCGGATGATTGAATTAACCATCTGACCCACCAACTGGGGAACGGTGGTGGGCAGTCGACGGAAGAAGTTGATAGTACTGTCAACAGCGCCTTGCACAATGCCTGGGATAGCCTCAATTCCCGAGCGTACTCGACTGGGCAACTTCTCGAAAAAGTCCCCGATGTCGCTTCCGAAGTTTTCAAGGGTTGCAAGAATCTCTCGGGGCTTCTGACCCGTCATGCGATTCATCTCGTCCCACATCTGCTTGTAGGTCGAGACCCAAGCGCTGAAGCCCCAAGCTCCGGTGGGACCCCCCTTGAACCCCTCAGCGAAGGAGTCCATCATCCTCTTAGACTTCTCGGACTTGTTGTATGAGTACTGCAACGCCTTGCCCAAAGCGTAGAAAAGACCGATCAGGCCTCCCACCTTGAGCAACTTCTTCAGCCCTCCCCCTAGGCCGGTGGCTGCACCTCCAGTAAGACCCAGAGCACGCGTGAGGAACCCAGCTGCTTCCTTGAGTCGGATTATCATGACGAGAGCCCGGAGAAGCATGCCAACGAGCATGCTAAGCATACCCATGACGAGCAGCCCTGCGCCGAACAGTGCAGTCCACTTGATGATCATAGTCTGAGTCTCAGGATCAAGCTCCCCGAAGGCCTGGATCAACTCGGTGATCTTCTGGACTACATCCCTGAGAAATTCCTGGAAGGGTGTACCACCCTTGATCATGAACGTTTCGATGTTGCCCTTGAGAACTTCAATGTCACCGCTGAGGTTATCCAGTCGTTCAGAGGCGACATCCGCGGCAGTAGTCTTGAGCATCTCCCGATTCATTGCCTTGAATCCCTTAGCACCCTCTCGGGTAAGAATCGAGGCCGCAGAAAGAGCTCGGTTGTTGAAGATTGTGCGGAGGTACATCAGGCGCTGCTTCTGAGTCAAGTCAGCGGTAGAGTTCTGAAGAATCTGGAAAACTTCAGAGAGAGACTTTGCCTTACCCTCTGCGGTAAAGAACTTATTACTCCCGTCGCGGGTGATAATACCCAGTTCCTCGAGAGCTTCAGTTGCAGGCCCGGTAGCACCACCTAGTGAGACCAGCATCTGTCGAAGGGAAGTACCTGCGGTAGAGCCTCGGATACCCGCCTTGGCAAGCAGGGAGATTGCGGTAGTAGTATCCTCGAAAGTCAAGCCCACCGCATTGGCAACACCACCAACATACTTCAGCGAAACTCCAATGTCGGTAATATCCGCGATCGAAGCGTTAGCTGCTCCAGCAAGCAGGTCAGTAACCGAGACTGCATCTCGAGCAGCAAGGTCGAACTGCTGGATAGTCGAGGTGATGATCTGCCCAGACTCCATGAGCGGGATATCGCCCGCGGCACCCAAGTTGGCCATCGCCTCGCCGATACCGGCCATGATCTGTTGAGCGTTAACTCCAGCCTTACCCAGCTCGATGTAGCCATCGGCAATCTCGTTAGCAGAGTAGATGGTGTCTTGGGCAAGCTGCAGAGTATGAACTCGAAGCTTCTCCATCTTGGCAACTGAAGTGTCCTGCACCGCGCCGAAGAAGTCCATCTTCCGCTCGAACTCAGCGGCAGCATTGACCATCTTGCCAAAGACGTACACGATGCCGGCGCCGGCCACTGCCATGTTCTGACCGGCACCCACCATCGCATCCCCAGTACCCCGAAGGGCATAGACAGTCTTGGCATTGTGGGCACGAAGGGCCGCGTAAGAAGCTATGGCTTGGCGGATGTCAAGACGAACTTGACCGGCGATAGTGCCTAGCAATCCAGCCACTGCCTTGTCCTTCCCTTACTGAAACATTGCGGCCGGGTCAGCGAATCCCGACCCAGACTTCTCGTCCCCGAAGACCTTCTTCATCAGTGCCTCCCGAGCAGCCTTGGCCTTTCGGTCAGCCTTGCCCGGTTTGGTGCCTGCTTCCTCAAGCATGTTCTCCAGGGTTAAGCCGAAGTAGATGACTGCTTCGTCGAGGCAGTAGGCCTCAATCGACTTCCTCCTCAGACCCATCAGCTGACTCGGTGGAGTTCTTACTGCCCGCGATTTCTGCCAGAGCATCCATATCTGCTCGGGCTTCTTCACGAAAGGTGGCAAGATCCTCTGTTCCCCCCATCAGCCACTGGAAGAGGAACATCTTGTCGTCGTCGTCCACCTCGTCGGTATACAGCAGATCGTCCGACCGCAGTTCCTCAGGGTCTTCCATGGGCTCCTCATCGGGGTGTTCTGCATTCCACCGATCGACATCCCCTTGTGAGGGGGGCATGTGAGCCTTTGGTTCCTGGGAAACTGAGTGGACGATCCAGTTCACCATCTCGTACATGTCACGGATCATGTCCAGGTCGAGCTTGCCCTCGTCCACACCGACCATCTTGGCGATGTCAGCCTTCTGGCCCTTCTCGAGGGTCTGGGAGACGATCTCCATCAGCGGGTTGGGGATACTACCCTTGACGATCATCTGCTGAAGGTCGATTCTCTGGCATCTCATCCAGAGGCCCGAGGGCAGCTCGAGCAGCTTGCCCTGCCTCTTCTTCTTGAAGGCAGCAACGTTCGACGGGGCAGTGGGTCGGCTTGAGGAAGTCTTCTTCGCTGTGGTCTTCTTGGTGGTGGACATGATCCTGGCCCTCCTGGGGGTCTGTTGAATGGGTTTTTAGTTGTTGTTTAGTTGTTGTTTTGTATTACGAGCATGTATCGGATATCGTCATATCGTATCGTTTCGTGCGCCCCTAAAGGGCGCGCACTCGATAACGACAATAACGATAATCTCCGTCATGCCCGATGCTCGATGCTCGCGGGATGATGGGTTTTTTTCCCTCTGTTTTCCACACCTCATCGGCATGTACTAACTTTGGGTTTGTGTCAGGCCTTGGGTCGCCAGAAGCGGCCGTGAGCAGTCTGCTCGCTCTCGCGAGAAACGCTCGATGCCCGCTCGATCTGCCGACCGTAAGGGTCGCTCTTGGACTCATCGCTGCTGGTGTAGACGCAGTTCAAAGCACCATCCGGACGATCCCCACCGAAGTAGACTGTTACGAGAGCATCATGCTCAACGCCGACCTCGTCGACGTAAGTAATGACATCCCCAACCTTCGGCTTATCCTGAGTACCCATCATCTTTGCCTCTCTTCAGTTATACCCGGGCTATCCGGGTAGATCAGGTGATGGCGATTGCCGTCTCGTTCTGAACGAAGTCGTACAGCTTGTTGGTGGGCGTTGCGCCGACCGTGTCGCCGTAGCCAGTACCAGAGGCACTGAGCAGGAAGAAGGCGCCGTTGCCGAACTCGCCCTCCAGGTCACCATCAGCCTTGGCCCGGTAGACGATGCCGTGAACATCGCCGCCCGAGTCAGAGATCGCCTGGCCCTCGACCTGGAAGTACGGACGAGCGTCAGTGGCGAGCTTGGAGTAGGTCTTCTTCTGGGCCGGTGTGGTACCCGACTCGGTGATGGTACCTCCAGCCATGACCTTGAAAGCCTCGAACGGGAGACCACCCGACTCGAGCTCCCAGCCCACCGTGGGGCCAGAACCATGCGAGGCAGCGGTGACGTCGTCGCCCTGAAGGGTCTCGAAGTCCTCCGACTCGCTGAAGCTGAAGGTACGGGCGACCGGCAGATCGACCGAAGCTCCGAGGGTATTGACCCCCGTGATGGGCTTCAGCTTGACGTCACGAAGCCCGAACGGCAGTGCGTGCGTTGTGAGAGGCATGTGCCTCCTCCTTCTGATTCTTGGGCTCCGAAAACTTCTTCGTCGAAACCACTTCTTGGGTGTGCAGGTCGATGGTGTGGAGGATCACCGTGCCCTTGGCATACCCGCAGGAACGCCGCTTGCACTTCACCTCGAGCCACCGTCCGTCGGTCAGTCGGCCGTGGAGTGTGCCCTCGCACCTCAGGTCCACCGTGCTCATTATCCTCACCGCTTCTCTGATTGATGCGAGATTGATATTGGTCGAATCATGCGCGAGTCATATGCCCGATCAATCAGGAAGCAATCCCTGACTTCCTCAGGCATGCGAGATGCGCTCATGCGATCGTGCGATCGATCAGCGAGAGCCCTGCGTCGAAGTGCCCTTGCCGGTGGAAGTGGGTCCCGAGGTGGATGTCTCATCGGTCTGCTGGATCGTGCCCGAGCTGCTGGCCGACTTCTTGGCCGCGGCCTTCTTCTCGGCCTTGGTTCCCTCGTTGCTCTCGTCGTCCTCCTGGGACAGCTCGAAGGAGTGACCCCCGAAGAGTCCATCCTCGGCGGTGAGGGCCTCGGCAGCACTCTCACTGACCTCGGTCGACTCGCCGTTGGCGAATCGAACCTTGTTCTGGTCCTCCACCCCGGCCTTCTTGAAGTCGGCTGCGCTGAACTCCTGGAAGTCAGCAGTACCCGTGTAGGTCACGTTGGTCATAGCGGTATTACTCCTTGACTCTTGATGGCTTGGAAACGGATGTAGCGGAAGATGGTGTTGTACGTCTGATTGCTGAACTCTGCGGATGTCTCGAGAAAAGCGATGGTGGTGATATGGTATTGGGGAACGTTCATTCCCACCAACCGGCGCTTCACCATCTCAGCCAGGTCATCGATCAGCTGGTAATCACCCGGCTCATCGTGGATCCAGACCTGGAAGAACTGTCGTTCCGCTTCATAGTCGTTCGCGGTAGGGTCTCCCAAGTCTTCGTTGCTTGAGTTACCTAGCCCATACACCAAGAATGGCCGCTCAGCGAGGATATTTTCCTGAGACTGTCGCGGCATAACCCGATCTTGGATTCCCTCAACCCCGCCGAGGTGTTCCTGAAGATCTTCGGAAGAAGTCAAGTGGTCATAGAGAAAGGTACGCATTAGAACCCTCCCCCTACCTGCATAACCCTGCCCCCAGCATCCCGAATGATCCCGGGGCCTAGTGCCTCAAGCGTAGGCATAATGATGGCGAAGCGACCATCCTGGATAAGTTCCAGCCAGTAGCCATGCTCTGCTGTGTGGTACAGCTCGAGGGTAACTTGACCGTCTTCCAGGTAAACTTCAGCGGTAAGACCTCCCCGAGCTTCACCGGTGATGTCTGACCAGGGGGCATTACCCTGAGCGTAGTACTCGACTTCCTGAGCACCAGCCTCAAAGGCCTCAGCAACGTTCGTGGCGGCGTTGATCGCGAGGTAGTCAAGTACCGGACCAATGCCATCATGAACTAACATTCCCATCTTAGCCATTCTTGTTACCCCCGTAATAGTCTACGTGAGCCGCAATCCTGACTTCCTGCTTCAGGTCCACCGTCTTAACTTCGAAACGGTCACCCTCCCAGTCGAAGACGTCATCCTTCTTGATGTCGAGGGTGTGGAACCCCAGCAGAACGTAAGGCAAATCCGGAACTTCGCCGAGCTCAGTGTTGACCAGAAACTCAGTCATCCGTCGCTTGAAGGGGATGAGGGTAGCGATCTGGGGTTCCCCGTTGGGGAGAACGGGAGCGAGGGAGCCGAACTTGTAACCCCCGGAAGGCTGCTTCACCTTCTCAGCTCTCATCAGGGTAAGTTCGATGGGGTCAGAGAGAATGAGGGCGCGGATTTGACGTCGCTCCATGATGCGAGCAACCGGTGTCATCACCATTCCACACCAGGCCTGACTGCGCGACCGATCCGAGTACGACCCTCGGTGGGGCCACTTGAGGAGCGGGCGTAGAGCTTGATCATGTCGCCGGCGTTGTCCAGCAACTGGGAGAACTTCTTCTGAGAGTTACCTTCGGTGGTGTCCACCAGGCTGGAGAGCCGTGCTGCTTTGACTCTCCAGCCTTGGTATGCCGCTCGCTCGAGGTCCAGATACTTCGTCTCGAGGTCCGAAATCTCCTCGTCGGTGAACAGCGTGTCGTCGGGGGTGCCCCCGACGGGGACATCCTCACCGAGCAACTGCCGAAGCTCTTCACTACGAGAGAGAGGCATGGTGGATCACCTTCCGATGGCGTTGATCAGGCCGACTGGTTCTCGTCGTCTCGCTCGAGAACTTCAGCGAGCTGGGCCTTGGTGCTGACCCCGTCCAGGTCGAGCTGGTTGTCGTCGTCCCGCTCAGCGTTCCGACGGAAAGCTTCCGCCTTCAGCTGAGCGGGGGACCACTCGGAGTAGGGCTGCTCGGGGTCACCCGGGCCGTCTTCTCCCAGCTTCCCCTCGGCCTTCTGGGCCTTCTCCATGCGCTTCTGACGCGCAGCACGCGCCTCGAGCACCTTCTCGTTGGAGTCGACTGGCTCGTCGTCATCGACCGTCGTGGAGTCAGGGCTTCCGCCCTCCTCCCGGGCCTGCTTGGCGTCGTCCTTCTGGCGCTGCTGGGCAGGAGAGCCGAGCGGGCCGTGGGCGTCGCGGACAGGGTCCTCCGGGGCGGGGTTGTCCCCCACACCCGGCTGAGCCGAGTTGAGAGAGGCCCGCTTCTCGACCAGAGTCTGAGCCTTCTGCTCATCGTCCGGAGTGCCGATGTCACCCGTGTTGGGCTTGGAGGCGAGCATCTCCTCGCGAGCCTTCTCCAGGTCGAACCGGGGGTCGTTGCTGACCTCAGTCCCGTCCGGCATGAGGAACTTGACCATGTTGTCATTCGGTGCCATGATTCCTTCTTCCTTAGTCTCTACCTAAGCCGGGGCTCAGGCGTAGATGGCCGGGACGGTGTAGGTAGCGTTGCCGCTGACCTGCATGATGATGCCAGCACCGCGGTGGCGGATGCCGGTGCCCAGGCCGCGCTGGTAGAAGGACTCCACCAGCGGGTACCCGTTGCGGTTACCGGGGATCAGCTTGAGCCCGCGGAAGGCCTGGTTCGAGTGCTCCCGGACGCCGATGGGGTTGCTGATGTTGTCGGGACCACCCGTGACGATGCCGGCGAGGTAGCCAGCCGGGATGTAGTCCTCGAGCACGACGTGCCAGGGGCCGTAGGTACCGACCTGACCCTGGACCTTGCCCTGCGGGCCCCCGACGTACCGACCGCCCGTGCCGTCCGGGACGAAGACTGCACCGCCCGTACGGGTGTCGTCCGGGACGAAGTCCCAGGGAGCACCGTTGGCGACCTTCCAGGTCCGCACGATGTTCAGCTCCTGGCTGTTGAGCCAGAGAACCTTCCGGTAGCCGGCGAGCATCGTGTAGCCGTGGTGGTCGAGGTGGGTCGTCATGGCCTCGACGGTGCTGGGAACCAGCGTCGCCGATGCAGCTGCGCCCTGCGTGGTGATGTAGTGGTTGTGCGTCCCATCGAAGGTCGTGGTACCAACCGCCGGGGGAACCTCCCCATCGCCGTTGTAGAACTTGAAGACCGTGACCGGCAGGTTGTTGTCGGTGATGCCCGTCGCATTGAGCGGGTTGAACAGGGTCCGCATGATGCGACCGAAGACCAGACGGTTGTCGGCCTCGAGAGCAGCGTTGGTCTGAGCGCGGAGGTCCCGGACGTCAGCTTCCGCGATGTACATCCACGTGTAGCGGATGGCCAGGTCGAAGAAGTTGAAGTCGTAACCGCGCCAGAAGGTGTTGCCAGGCGCAGTCTTGATGGCCTTCGGGAGGCCGTACTCGGAAGCGACCTCGAAGTCCTCGCCGCCCGAGGGCACCGTGACCTTCTCCGCCATGTCGGTGACCTTGAAGGTCAGGGCATCCACGAGGCGATTCCGCTGGGCGTTCCGCGCGTTGACCGCAGCCTGCGCCTCGTCCCAGAAGTCGTTGATGTCCGTGCCGTCAGCGGCCTTGATGATGGCGTCAGCGCGCTCGTTGAAGCCCCGCTCGGCACCCCGGATGTTGGCGAGCACGGAGCCCGACTTCATGCGGTGGATGTCGAAAGCGTCCGGGTTCTCGGCGAGCAGCTCACGCAGAGATGCGAGAGAGTTCTGCATCGGAGTTTTCTCCTTGTCCTGTGTGGTTGGTCGCGGATCAGCCGAGACCGAGCAGCACGACGAGGCGACCAGCCTCGACCGTGTACCCGACCTGGAAGCCGGCTCGGACGGTGGTCGACAGAACGCCCGCGGCGTCTGCGTAGATCTTTGAACCGGCAGGAAGGCCGGTACCAAGGATCTGTCCCTGGGTCATGATGTCGACGATGTCGCCAGCGCGTCCACCCATCCAGTTGTTCACGATCTGCCCAGCGGTGAATCGACCACCGGGGACCATGGGGACGTTCTTCACGAGAACACCAGCGAGACCGCCCTGTCCTGCAGTGCCGACAACGCAACGACCGTTGAGGTCGATGGAGACCCCGACGGGTCCCAGCTCGCCGTTGACATCGAAGGTCAGGTTGGCCGCGAGAGGCGCCCGGACGATGCCGACGTGCGGCTCGACCTGGTCATACCTTGCCATTAGAATGGCCCTTTCTCTCGGTTGTTCATCAGTTGGTGTGGAACATCAGCGAAGACTGGGGTAGTGCTCGACCAGGGCTTGTTCATCCGCCCCCTGGTCGCCCGACTTCTTCCGGAACTTGCCTCCGGATCGTTCACCATCCCCGGGCTTGCCGATCAGGTGCTTCTTCTTCTTGGCCAGCTTCTGAACTGCCTCCCTGACCGAGTCTTCATCAATGTCGATGTCGGTCGGGTCTTCCTCGTCCTGGTCGGTATCAACGGCAGTACGAACGGAGTCGATGAGCGCGTCAGTGGGGTCGATGAAACCCGCCTCACGAGCTGCGTCGAGGATGGCCTTGTCTCGAGCAGAGTTCAGAAAACCCTCGGCAAGCCGCTGAGTCTTCTTACCCTGATCTTCGAGCTCCTTCCGAAGAGCAGCCGCGTCCTTCTCCTCCTTGGAGTCGGCCCGGGCCTTGCTGGCCTTCCGAGCATCCCGCTCAGCCTGCCTACGGAGCTTGCGCTCCTTCTTCAGAGATGCCTCGAGAGCGTCAGCGCGGGCCTTCAGATCGTCGCCATCATCATCAGCGTCGTTCTTCTTGC